ATCTTTAGTTCTGAATTGCCTGACGGTATCATCGGAGGCTTTGATGTAGACACTATCCAGCGTATCGCTGCTGCAGGCTATGAAGTAGCTGAAGAGATGGGTGTCACAGATGACATGATTAAGCAAGGTAAGCGTATCACTGAAGTCATTGCTGATAGTATTAGTAGTGGCGACGGTAAAGCTCTTGCTGTCATTGATAACATACGTGAGAAGTACAGCCTGTCACGTGAACAACTCTCTGTAGCTTATGCTTCAGAAGTGTCTGATGCTGCTCGTATCCTGCGTAGCTCCCGCACAGCTAAGGATAAAGTATACGCTAAGCGTGTAGACTCTTTGTTTGAAGCAGGCATGTCACCTGTTACGTCAGGCGAGATGAAGGTCATGAAGGATGTACAGAAGGGTATGTCCTCTGTTGTGATTAACAATCTTAAAGACCTTGAGAACGCTAGACGTATGTTTATGACTTCTCAGCCTGCTACTACAATGCGAAACAATATCTTCTCTGTAGCTATGACAGGGATTGATATGATGGACCAGTTGTCCACTACTGCTGTACGTGCTGTACGTCCTAATGCAGAAGCAACAGCAGGATCAACATTGCGTGGCTCACTGGACCACCTCAAGTATCTCACTGGTGATACATACGTAGCGGAAGCACTGACTAGCATGTTACATGAGAGCGCACCTAAGCGTATGCAGAAGGTGTTCTTTGATGCAGCTATTGCTGAGGAGGCTGTTGCTGGTAGCAATAAGTTCTCTAAAGTAGGCGCTTCTATGAACGTACTGAACACTATGTCAGACCGTGTAGTTAAGCGTGCTGTGATTGCAGGTAGCATTGATCGTCAGCTTAAGCAGTTAGGCAATGAACAGCTTGGCACGGACGTTATGGATATGATGCGCAAGGGCCGTACACAGGACTTGCCTGATGACATCCTGCAGAATGCTATAGATGAGTCCCTAGCATTTACATTCCAGCGTAGGTTTGGTGGTAAGGATGCTAGTGCTTTGAACAAGGCTGCAGGTAGTGCTATCCGTACTATCCACAACTATGGTCTTACACTTGCTATTCCATTCCCACGCTATCTTGCATCACAGGCTAAGTTTGTATCTGACTACACAGGCTTTACTGTAGCTAGACGCATTGCAGCAGGCAAGCGTGTAGAAGATGCAGAGTTTGGTAAGGCTATTACAGGTGGCTTGGGTACGCTAGGCTTATTTAATGTATATCAAGAGAAGATTTATGATGGTACATCTTGGAATGAAGTAGTTGACCCTAACAACAATCGTACTTATGACGGTCAGTCTGCTATGGGTCCACTTACTTCTCATGCTTACATGATGGATTATGTTGCACGTAGACTAGAAGGAATGCCTACTAAGCCAGGCAATGAAGTACGTGCTGACTTAGCTAAGATACTTGGTGCATCTGAGTTCCGTGTTGATACAGGTCTTGTAGATGCACTGGCAGCAGGACTTGACGGTCAGGGCTGGGATAAGTTTAACAGATCAATGGCTGATACTGTTATACCAGTTACCTACCCGCTTGCTGTGTTCAAAGACTTCTACGGGCAGTTTGATCCACGTAGTGCCTATTTGCCTAACACAGAAGACCCTACGTTCTCTATGCTTGATATGTATGGCAAGAACGTACCAATGAACCTGTACCAGCGTCTGACACGCCAGTTGCCTGACTTCAATACTGACGTTATGGCTAGCACATTTAATGAGATGTTTGGTACAGACATTGATAGTGAAGGTGTGCTGAGCTACCTAGAGTTCTTCTCGTCTGCTACACGTACACAGTTCCAGAATGACTATGCTAAAGATGCTTTCGGTAATGACCTTAAGTATGACGCTATTCGTATGAATGTCTTAGGTGATGGACCTCTTCGTATTCTTGATCCTCTAGACAAGCAGCTTACTGGACTTGTAGGTAGACCACCTAAGAATGCACTAGAGCGTGAGATTACAATGCTCCAGCTAGACCCATTCAAGGACATCTATAACCCTTACAGAGAGAAGAACAGGCTTCTTGAGACAGGCTTCCAGCAGTTTGCACAGGGACGTATGGCTCGTGATATGGAGCAGTACATAGAGACTGAGACATATAAGAACTATACTGACGAAGAGAAACGCATTATGCTGCCCCGTCAGTTTAAAGCTTTTGAATCTCTGTACCGTGAGGCTGTAGAAGATCAGCTTAAACGCTATGCCTCTGCTGAACCTGAGCTACGCAGAGACTATCAGTTGTACATCCAAGGTGAGTACAAGGGTATGTCTAACGCTGACAAAGAGCTTGCTGAGCTAACATGGAAGAACAACAGAGGCTACTACTCTCAGAGCCTAGACGGTATCTTTGAGACTAAGGATATGTCTATTGATGATGCAGTAGAGTTTATCAAAGATAGCCCAGACTTCACTGATGAAGAGAAGGGTATATACGAGACAAACCTGTATCGCTTGATGGTGGATGAGGTGTCCTTACTGCGGCGCAGGATGGGTAGACAGACCAAAGACGTAGCAGGTACTCTAGCTGCAGACTAAACATAAAAGAAGAGGGGCCACATTAAGCGGCCCCTTTTTTGTATCTACTTTATTCCGTACATCTTAGCGCAACGCTCTGCCCACATCTGTACTTCTATGAGGTTCTTTAGAGCTTCTTCTTTCTCAGTACTACTATAGAGGTTGTCTCTGATGTACTGATCTAACTCTCTAAAACTATCCCCTAAACCCTCATTAAACTGTTTGTGTCTCCCAGAAATAAAAGCTGCTGCTTCTTTATCTAGGCTCAATGTGTTAAATCCTTTCCTTGAGGAACACCTTAACCCACTGCGCACAAATGTCAGAACGTATAATGTCCTCAACACCAAACTCTACAATAGGTACAGGCATCATGTGTTTCTTTGCTAGATGAATTACTTTAGACAGACCATCCGCTTCCTTCAAGTCTGACTGCTGCACGTCACCATTAAGCACAATAGTACTACCTTCACCTACACGAGTCAACAACATCTTGAGTTCGTGCGTTGTGATGTTCTGCGTTTCATCTACAATAATGAAAGCATTCTCAAAGCTACGCCCACGCATGAGTGCAAGGGGAGCCATCTCTACGTTGCCGTTCTTGATAGCTGTCTCTAGCATACCCTTACCCCAGTGCTTCTCTAGTACGTCAAGCACAGGCAATGCCCAAGGGTATGTCTTCTCCTCTAGTGTGCCAGGCAGATACCCAAGCTCTTTACCTACAGCTACGTGAGGCCGTGTGATAACGATCTTGTCGATCTCCTTGAGTGTGTACTGGTCTGCTGCATAGGTAGCAGTGACGTAGGTCTTACCCGTACCAGCAGGACCAAGCACAAACACTTGACTGTTCTGCTTGAGGTGATCAAGGAACTCTTTCTGTTTAGGCGTCTTAGGTACAATACCCGATGTAGGCTTAGACGTAGCCCCTTTGTAGTTAGTCTTTCGGCGGGATCGTGTCTGCTTCTTTGGTGGCTCAAGATTGTCCATATGCTTTCCTTAAGTATGACAATGCATTTTCAACGTCTTCTAGTCTGTCTCCTAATGTACCAATACCAAGATTGCAAGGAGGACATAGCCAGCCCCTGAATATCTCTGTATCATGGCAGTGGTCTAATACAGGGCTGTCCTCTTCTTTACCACAACAAGCACAGATACCGTCGTAGGCAGGTGCTGTTTTGCGAAGCGTGTCAGCTACCTCTTGCTGAGCCTTAGAGCATTGCTTGCATTTGCTATCTCTAGAGTCTTTATCTCCTGTAGCACGTCTATACAAACGATATTCTGTTACAGGCTTCTCTTGGTTGCACTTCTTGCAAACCTTTGTCTCTACGCCTGGCTTAACTGAATGTTCTGTTTGGAATAACCCTAACTGCATTACACGTCACGCTTCCCTTCATTCAGCAGGTAGTCCTTCAACTCCGTGTAACCACCAATGAACACCCCGTCAGGATCGTATATCTGTGGTACTGTCTTAGTGACAATGAGGGCTTGGATAGTTGAGTTGTTATGTCTGTCAGCTACGTCATACAGTGTGACCCCATAACCGTAACTCTCAAGTAACCCCAGCGCTGCAGTACAGTATTTACAGTTGTCCTGAGTTAACATTGTGTACTTCATTGGAAGTCCTTTCTGTGTTAAGGTGAGCAGTTTATACACATGCTCAGGTGTTAGTCTTATGTCAGGTCAACAATCTCACAGCTATCACCAGAGCAGGCTAATGTCTGACTACCTGCTGTATTGTCCTCAGCTTCATACTCTGAAAGCTTAGCCCAGTCAATACTCTTAGGCATACATGATAGTAAGGTGTTGTAGTCTGACTTGCCTACCTCTTGGTATGGTGCTTGCTGGTAGGTATGCTCGTTGTATGGCAGGAAGGATACACCTGACATCTCATCGAAGTGCCTGTACACGAAAGCCCCTACCTCGAACCACTCATCTGCTTTGACGTTGATAGTCACAGATGGCTTATGTTCACACCAGCTACGTTGGTAAGCAAGCCACATCTCAAGCTGCTCAATAGCTGTAAGGTCTGATGTAGTAACAGCCTTAGCAGGTGACTTTATAGGGAAGCTGAACACTGTTGTGCTATCAGGCTTCATAACGTCAGGCTCATTAGGGATGCCCTGATCAATCATGAACTGTGTCAGCGGGTCTTTGTTGTCACCACGTACAGTGCGTATATAGTAAGGACTGTGACGAGCATGAATACCAGATGCACTATCCACAAGCTGAGAAACAGTACCACTGGGTTTGACACAGGTAATAGCAGCAGCAACAGGGATACCGAGGCGCTCAGCCCAGTCAGCATTAGTATCAACAGCCACTCCACGAAGGTGTTCAAGGGTCTTCTCCAATCCTTTGTTCTTAGTTGTCATCAGAGGGTTGTCCATGATGCCCGTCAGAGATACACCAAGCAACCGCTCTTCTTCTGTGTTACGCTGCCATATCTTACGCAGGTAAGGGAACTTTGTGAAGCTAGACTGGATCGTACCCAGAATAGTAGCCAAGCGTACCTTCTCTGACAGACTCTCAATAGTATCAGTTGCACGTACTACTACTTCCGTAAGGTTACAGAATTGGTATGGACGTAAGATGATCTCGCTGCACGGGTTGGTCCCGAAGTCGTAGTCAGCATCACGTCTGCCATTCTTAGCAGCCTGTACCTTAGAAGCTTGACGGTTAAAGATACCACGTTCACCTGAGCCAGACTCAACCAATGCCATCCACTCACGCATGAACGAGAGGCTGTCAGGCTTCTCAGTGTAGCTTACAGAGTTGTTAGCCAAGGCACGTTGAGGGTTGTTCTCCCACCAGTTACCAGACTTAGCGTGGCGCATACGGTCATCACTCAAGTTAGACAGAGAGATCATAGCTGAACGGCGGACACCACCTACTACTACAACTTCACCAATCTTACACATGATGTCGTGACACTCAAGAGAGCTAAGCTTTCGGCTCTGTGCTTCTTTGAAGGTACGGATAACAAAGTTAAACAGGTCAACCAGCGGCGCTGGGCCTGATGCACGACCACCAAACGTCTTGAGCTTAGCACCTGCAGGACGTACACGTGACACATCCCACTTAGGAATCTCACCAGACCACAGGAGTGCCAACACTTGACGAAGAGCCTTTGCCCAACCCTCCTTGCTATCCTTAACGACGACAGTAGTCTCACTATCGAACAACTCAGGTACTTCAGGGAGCTTGCTGATGAACTGGCGCTCAACACTGAAGCCGACACCAGTACCGCAGAGCAGGATGAACATAGCCTCATCGAAGGACTTAGGGTCATCTACGGGTAGGTAGCTGCAGTTGTAGCCTGCTGTGTTGTCACGCTCAAGCGCTGGGCCAGCAGTCATCAAGGCTCGCATAGAAGGCATGACTGACAAGTCCATGATAGCGAAGCGTAGTTCGTCTGCTTCGTCAGCAGTCATCTTACTGCTAACCAAGTTGTTGATGTAGCGGTCAACTGTCTCTGACCAGTTCTCTCGTCGGCCTTCAGTGTCTAGCCAACGTGCGTAACGTGATGTATGAATAAACTTCATGTAGTCCGTCATGCCGTAGTTGTTTTTACGCTCCATATTCTTCTCCAATGTTTTTGGTTTTTCCGTTCAAGGCCCTATAGACAGTCATGGTACTGACACCGATTTCTTCTGCGATAGCGTGATAAAACATACCCTCATTACGCATTTCTTGACACAGTGTAAACTGCTCAGGGGTTAGTTTTAGGTTAGCTTTACCTTGCGGTTTGTTGTAGGTCGGATGGTAATCTCTAATATATTCCTGCTCCACCTTACATGCATCCGATTTGGGCAAGCCTGAATACATGATGTGAACCCAATCCCCTGCATGAAAACCATCAACAGTCATACTCTCAAGGTGGGCAAGGTGTTCCTGAGAACGTAGTACTGACTTGTCACTACCATGTGTCCACGCTCGACCACGACAACCATGCCCAATATAGATCAACTCGTCTGTTCTAGGGTCAATGTGTTTGTACACATAATAGATATAGTCTGTGGGTAGTAAGTTGTTCGTCACTGTTGTTTCACCTCTATGTGTCTAATGTCTGCACCGTCAATGTCGTAGATGATGTCTTGGATAAGCTCTGTAACTACTTCTTCATACATATCTTCAGCTACAGGTAGAATGTTGTCCTCCTCATCTATCTCTATCAACATATTAACTCTGAACTTCATATCTTCTTCCCTGTCAAATCTGTAAGATCAGGCTTCTTATAGTTTGGCCCTTTCATTACCTTACCATCTTCACGCAGGATAGGGTTGCCGTTGCTGTCTAGCTTGGACATGTTACTGCTATGTACACGTGAGAACGCTTCCATGAATACTTCTTCACCGTAATGCTCTAGCCCGCTATCCAATGTACGACTTACCGTAGCCTGCTGCTTAATGACTGCATCACGTTCATCAGGTCGCATCAACATACCGATGTGTTCCTGTGCTGTGAGTGCTAAGCCTGTAGATACATATAGCAAATCACACAACTCTTTCAAGTGTTCAGGAGTACTAAAGCTTTCTGCTCGTAACTCTGCTAGCTCTTCATCAACAAGTTTAATCCACAAGCGAGGGTCAAGAGACCCCTTAAAAGCTACCATGAACTCCGCCACTTTCTCGTGTGGCATCTGAGGTTTCATTGCTTCTATGTCTGTCTCGTTAATCATGTATGCTTCTCCGCTAGTGCTTCATTCATCTTACGCAAGTACCACTCTGCTTTCTTCATGTCTTCAGCAGGGTTGTTCTTGTATTTATATCTGTGCTGGTATTTGATCATGTTACCATGACAGTAGTCTATGTAACCCTGCAAGCCTAGCACCTGCTTGATGTAGTCAATGCACTCAATACCACCCATGTTGTAGTGCGCTGGGCGGTCTACTGGATCATACTTCTCTTTACTCATGCACTGCCCTCCGTCTTAGTCCATTTGTTCAGTGTGTATACATTGCCCTCCTGTACTACGTCAAGTTCTTCCTCTTCTTCCTCATCAATAATGTCCATCAGGAAGTTGCGGCGGTCTTCAACTAACTCGTACAAGTCGGGATGATCATTAGCTACATCAAGGAAGGTAGACATCATAGTAGCCAGGTTAAGCAGGTGTGCTTGAACTTCTGGTGGTACAGGTGAGTTATTAGCTATGGCTAGATTAATAGCAACATCGCCATCCCAATCATCTTCGTAGTTCAGGGGGCGAATCACGATAGCGACTTCATCGGCTTCAAGTTCATGGCTCATTTAGTTTCCTTCCGTTCAGTCTTTAGCTTCACTCTGTCTAGCTTAATCTCTTCGCCTTCTTCAGCTAGCCACTCTTCTGGTATAACACGATGTGACCACTGGAAGCCGTACTTGTCGCACCAGTCGCAGTACCTAGACTTAGCACCCTTGTACAACTTAGCGTTAGCGTTACTGAACACGAAGCGTATGTCTAACTCAGGGTGTTGTCTCTGTATCTCACGGTGCTTACGCCTGTCTGCATTATCAAAGATGCCTTTGCTCTCAACGATAATACCGTTAGTTAAAATAAAGTCAGGCGTGTAACTTCTATACTTAAGGTCTTCCCATTCAATCTTAACTTCTTCGTACCTGAATGGTTCATTCTTAGCCTTAAGCCACGCAGCGATCTCTTTCTCAAGACCGCTACGGTAGTTGTTTGTGTGTCTACGCTTAACCATCATCACCCTCTTGCAGGTACTGAGGATCAACAAATACGTAGTCTACTTCAGGTGGGTTCTTAGCTGTAGACTTAACAGCAGGCAGTGTCTGCAGGTTAGGCCAACACTTATGTTTGAACTGGCAGAAGCCACACTGTACGCCTAGCTTGAGGTTGCCTGTAGGTTTGCGGTAGTGCGACTCAGGGATAGCATCAAAGCAACGCTCAAAGGGCTTGTCCTCATTGATGTAGTTCACAGTAGCTTCAATCTCTTCAAGCACTGCAGGTGCATCTACACCTCCTGCGTCAACATACTTAAACTCACCATTAGCTTTGTTGACTACCCACCAACCACCGACATCCATACCAGCAGCAGTAGCATAACCTACAAGCTGAGGGATGTAACCAAAGCTATCACCCTGTGCCAGTGTCTCAAAGCTAGCGAACTTGTTGTTGTACGACCAAGGCGATGCAGACTTAACGTCATCTACCTTGCCATCCATGATCATGTCGTACTCACCATTGATCTCAGTACCGTTGCTAAGCTCTAGTGTAACCTTGTCATTGTCCTTAAACTCTACGTCAGCAGCACGAAGAAGTCCCTTGAAGACAGCCTCAACAATGTCACCGATGATCATGTTCATCAGGAAGTGTGGAGGGAATGGTGCTTTGTCTTCAGGTTCATTCTTATCAAACCACAACTGACAAGTAGGACGCCCAATGTTGGACATCCTTAGCTTGAACTTATCACGTGGTCCACTGCTGAACTGTTTCTCTAGTGCAGCCTCGACATCCGCAGCTACTTGCTTGCGGATGCCTTCAGCCATGTCTGTCTCACCCTTAGTAGCACGAGCTAAGAAGTCGTAAACAGCGAGTTCAGCATGGTGGTTCATATCAGTCTGCCTCTTCTACGTTGACGAATGCAGCAACTACATCAGCGTCTTCGCCAGAGATACCCTCTTTATGTTTCTCATCCCACTGGTTTAGGATGTAAGAGTTCTGATACTCAATGTACTCCATGAAGTTCTTCAGGGTAGCCTGATCTTCTGGGGTAATGTCTACCTTGTCGCCTGCACCCAGCGTCATGATAGCGTATGTGTTACCATTAGGCAGCGTACCTTCTTCTGCACCGAGTGTGAACGTGTACTGGATAGGCAAGATGTTCTTACGTGTTAGTGAAGACATAGCCTGGTCCAGCGCTTTGATGCTGGAAGGAGATACTTCATACACGAAGGGTGTAGGCTCAGTGATAGCGTCAAGCTCATTGCCTTCTGCATCCTTGACTTCAGATGCTGTCATCATACCGAACACAATCTTCTTACGCTTAATGCTACGGATCAAGTCCTTAGTCTTCTGAGGTACAGCATCCCAGTCATCAATGTAACCTGATGGACGACCAAGGTTAAAGCCACCCATGTTATCCTTGAGGTCGCCCTTCAAGTCTGTAGACATAACTGTCTTCAACATAGAGTTAGCTTCTGAGTCCCACTTGCTCCACTGCTGACGCACAGCAAAGATACGTACAGAGGGATTGATTGCGTAGACTTCTTTGTCTTCACCGAGTGTGACTTTGTATGCACCTGCTGGTACAACTTCAGTCTTCATGTTCTTACCATTTACTTCCATCGTACCCATGATAGCATTATGGATCAGGTTGATGCGTGGAAGTGCAGCAGACTTTGTTTGTCCACCTGAAGATACACCAATGGCTTCAGCCAGTGACATACCTAGATCGTTTTGGATTGATAGTTCAGTACTCATTTAGATGCTCCTAATCTTGAGTCAAAGATGCTTAGTTATACTCATGAGGCTATACTCTGTCAACAGAATATTATGCCACGTCTTCGTTTTCTAGCCAGTTAGGGCCAAGCTTAGCTTCAAGCAGTAGTGGTACGTTCATGGTCACACCATATGCATCCTCTACCAGCTTATTCAAACCGTTGTTCATGTTCTTAATAACCTGAATTACTTGGTCTGTTTCATCTGGGTGTACGTCAATCACCACAGAGTCATGCACAGAGTTTACTACGCACGAATGTAGTCCCTGCAAGTTCTTCTCTATCTCAATCAACACAACAGGTACAACATCCCCTGTAGCGAAACCTTGCACAGGGTAGTTCTTGATCATCGTAAAGTGTGTGACACTACCATTGGACCTGCGGGTTACGTCAGGGAAAGCATACTGCCTACCGCTAACATTAGTGATCTTCATAAAGCGCATAGCCTCATTGCCTAACTCCTTGTGCCACTTAGCTACACCATCATACTTCTTAGTGAAGTGTTCGTAGTATGCAGCAACAGCCTTGCTTCTACCGTACCCTGTAGCACCGAAGAGTGGTGCGAAGGTGTGGGCCTTAGCTTCCTGTCGTGTGGTAGGTTCACCTGCGTCAGAGATAACCTTGGCTGTGTAGCTGTGTACGTCAAACCCTGTAGCAATCTCTTCCATAGCAACTTTATCTTGTGACAGGAATGCAGCAGCACGGAACTCTAGCTGTGCAAAGTCAGCCTCCATGATCTGCCCGCCTTCCCAACGTGATACAAAGACTTTCTTTACTGGGAACGTACCTCCTCTTGGCATGTTCTGCATGTTTGGATTGCGTCCAGAGAATCTACCTGTACTGGTGATGTGCTGGGTAAGTGATACATGTAGGAATCCGTCGGGTTTAGTATAAACGCTGATACCATCCACGAAACTAGAAAGATAAGAACTAATAGCAGACAAGCGCTTAAGGTCAGCAAGAAAAGATAGAGCGCTGTCCATGTTGTTGCTCTTAGCAGTCGCCATAAGTACATCAAGATTGTCCTTACTCGTTGAGAAACCGTTAGCGCTAACCCACTTCTTACTGGGTGCAGTGAAGCACAGACCCGCTACATGGTTTGTTTCCTTTAGTTGATACCCACGTGCATCACAGTCAACACACTTGTTAGGTCTAGCATATCGTGTGCCATCCTTCTTAGTCTTGTACGTCTTGCCTTCACCCTTACAGGTAGGGCAAGTGAAAGCCTTGGTGCGTTTTATGATAGTACTGTTAGCCTCAACTGCAGCCTTAAACTCTTGGGGTGTTTCCACATATTCGTACAGTGCAGCCCACTCTTTCTTGTTAAGGATACGGCGTGAGAACACTACCTGTGATACCTGCTCTGGGCTGTTCAGGTTGATAGGTGTGTCACCCATAAGCTCACGTGTCTTACGTGCTAGACGCTCCTCAATGTCAGCCTTCTCCTGCTCAAACTGTAGCCTTACTTCTTGTAGGGCGTCTCTATCCACCCTGATCCCTGACATGTACATTCTAGTGAGGGTTTTACAGGTGTTGAAGGTAACCTCTCTGACCTTGTGTAGGCTGGCTGATTCTGGTTGAGCAAAGTCATGTTCGATGGCAAGGAACAACTCACGAGTAACGTCGAGATCACGCCTAAGATAAAAGCTAAGCTCCGCCAGAGGTATTTCGTTAGTGTTGTACCCATCCTTGAAGTACCGCTTAAGTGTATCATCCTTCTGAAACTCCAGTTGTCTACGCTCAGCACAGGCATCCATGCTAAGAGGTTCCTTCTGTCCACGTAGCAGTAAGTATTCAGCAAGCATGGTATCGTATATCTCACCGTCATACTTGAAGCCTGACTCCCATAGCCACATGAGATCGTGCTGTGCGTTGTGCATGATGAGCAGCGTAGTGTGATCCAACAGTATCTGTATCTGCTTAGCCTGTAGTCCACCTACATCCTGTCTCTCCTTATGGTTGAGGGTATAGATGTTTGTCTCGTCAGGGTTGTCCACATTCTGTGTACCTACCTGCACAAGCTCCAAGCCAGGCTCAAAGGGGTCAAGCAACATCTTGCCATCACGTTTAACTGTTGTGTTCTCTACGTCTAAGACCAGCCGCATTGCTGTCTCTCCTTTTATGCTAAGTATTGGCTACGTGCGCCATCAAGGTCACAGTGTACCACACCATGCCATCCACCCTTAAGTTTATTCTTAGCAATGTTCAAGTGGCGCTGGGCGCTCTCTTCTTCATCCTGCCCTTCAACCATCTGGTTCTTACTGATCAGCACCATAAGGTCAGCCTCAGCAGCCTTGCCTGTCTTACTGCCCTCAAGCATAGACTGATCCACGTTTACCTTGCCTTCCGCTACAGCAGATAGCTGTGACATCCAGATGATTGCACACTTGTATTGCTTGGCAATGTTACGTGCGTGGATAGCTGCTTCCTTGAGATACACATCTGACTTGTCACTTGTCTTGCTAGCAAACTTGTCACCCATGTCTAGGACAACAATGTCAGGCTCGTATGCTTTAACGATAGCCTCAACCCATGACATGTCTTTACCTGTGCTGTCCTTGATGAAGATGTTGTTCTTCACTGGCTCGTAACGCAATGCAGCTACAGGCATATTAGCTTTGACTTCATCCATGCTCATGCTAGTGGCGGCACTAAGGTAACGTGCGCCTACACGCTCATAGCTCTCCTCATTACAGAGGATCATGCACTTAGCGCCTTGGTGTGCAAAGCCATCAGGTGCAGCAATAGTGCTGGCATGGAAGGATGTCTTACCTGTGTTAGGACGTGCGCCTACAACAACCAAATGTCCGCCACTGATACCCTCAACCTTACGGCGTAGTGACGGGATGTTCCACTTCCACTGTGACTGAATGTCGTTCGCTTCAAGCAATGTCTCAATGCTGATGTCATCCCAGTCAATCTTTAGGTTAGGCATGAAGTCATCTTGATAGTCCGTCAGCAGCTTACGTAGCGGCTCAAGGCTCTGCTGTGTACCGTTCACATAGTCAAAGCCAAGGTTAGCAATCTCTTCACCTACTACTTGTTGGAAGAGCTTAGATAGTACGTCATCAGCGATCTCCTTACCAAGTGGGTTCTCTCTGCTGATCTTACGGAATAGATCACGGTACGCTTCTTTGTTAGCGGTAGTCATACTGTTGTTGTTAGCGTAGAACAAAGCCTCTAGCTCAGAAGGAGTAAGCGTCTTGTCATACGTGTCCATAGCGTAATCAAGTGTCTGCTTGATCTTACGTACATCCTTAGTGAATATCTTATCAGGGCAACGGATACCCTTGTGGTTCTCATAGAACGTCTTGTCCATCAGTGTACGGATAAGGGCTAGTTCCATCATGGTGTGTCTCCTCTCAAAGAGATTATGCGTAGGCTTTAGTTGTGATCTTGTGTAAGTCTTCTAAGCGTTTGACTTCATATGCTAAGTCACACTCTGTTCGCTTACGCTGCTGTTCAGATAGGTTAGGATTAGATAGCTTAACCTTGAGCCGTTCTATTGCTACTGTTGAGTTTTCAATCTCGCCACATACGCTCATGTCATGCCTCCTTTGCGGCTGTTCTGTAGTTTAATATAGTAAGCCCCTTCTGTCTGCTTCATAGAACAGAACAAGTCAAGTAGCTGTTGGTAAGACATATAGATTAGTTGGTACTCATCCATGTCATCTGTGAACTGCCTGATAAACACAGTAGCATCATCACCTATGACCATCTCAACATCATGAAAGCTATCTGTCTCATCAATAGATGTAATGATTGATGCATCATGTTCAAACTCTACAGTAAACATTGCTGTTATTCCTCCCCTGGTCCTTGCTCTAGTATCCACTCAAACACATCCTCTATGTCTGTCCGTGT